ATCCGGCGTTGGAAGCGAAGTTGACGGCTCTTGAGGAAGCGGCAGGCGCGTTGTATCAGGCCGCTGGCACGCACCATCACACCCTCACCCCCGCCAAGCCGGAGCAGGCGGACCATTTCGGTGATTCCAACGAAATGGTCGCCGCGACGGTGAAGCGGTTGGAGGAGCGGGTGGCGAAGTTGGAGGCCGCTACAACCCCCGCGAAGGTGCGGGTGGTGGCACCGACGTTTGTTCCGACCGCAGACCCAGACAACGAGTTTGATAAGGGGTATCGCTGCGCTGATCGCTATTGGCGTGCCACCCTCGCCGCCGCTGGCGTTGAGGTGAAGGAGGTGAGCAATGGCAAAGCGTAAAGCCGAAACCCAGTTCATCGACCAAGCCTCCCACGACGCGGAGACGGTGAGGTTGGTGAGGGACTTGCTTAGTCGGGCCGCACGCGACCGCTGGTACATCCAGAAAAGCGAACTCGTTGACATCCTCACCCGCAAGCCCGCAGCGAAGAAGGCCCGAACGCGGGCAGGAGGCAAGTAGCATGTTCACCGAGCAAGACCACCGCAAGGCGGTGGAGTTGTACGAGAAGTTCAGGGACGAGGAGTGGTGGCCGGACATCATGTGGCAACCGGACGGCGGGTGGTGCATGCACCATTTTGAGTTTGGATGGATCGGGATGGGAAGAAACCACGCCCTCTCCGCGATCGCGTGGGCGATGGTGGAAAGGTTGAAGGCCAACGTCATGCTCGGGCCGGGCGCGTCGATCTACTCATCGGACGGCAAGTTTGTCAGCCGAATCAACTGGCAGGTAACGGTGGGAGCAACCACGCACGGGGACGACACGCTGTTCCTCGCCCTCGCCGCCGCAATTGAGAACACACACAAGGAGGCATGATGCCAGGACTGCTGCAAGGAACGGACTTCGACCGGCAGGTTCTCATCGAACGCAAAGGCAAGCAACGTGGACGCGATGCGTACTGGCGCGACCGCGACAAGGCCCACGAAAAGGGCCGCATCGCATCGACCCCGCCCGGTCGCCGGTGGCTCGCTCATTGGGCCGTTGCCCTCAATATCGCCATTCGCCAGAAGCGGCGACAACTGATGCAGGAAGGCAAGTGGACGCGCACCGAAGCCGTCGCCCCGTACTTGCTTGTTACGCCCAAGAAGGCGGCAGCGATCACGCTGACGGTTATGCTCAACGCCTTGTTCACCGGCAACCGCGTGAACCAAGCCCGCATGTTCGGGTTGGTCGGGCGTGCGATTCTGGCCCAGGCCCAACTCGACCGCTGGCAGAAGGAAAAGAAGTACGACCTCATCCGCGCCATGTTCAAGAAGCGGCGTCGCAATGCGATCAAGCCGTCCGACGTGAACAAGTACGCGGCGGTGCTGGATCAAGACGCGATCTACGACCCGCTTATGTGCGTTCGCGTGGGGCAGCACTTTGTCTGGGATGCTGTTGGCGCGTGTTCCGCTGCCGACGAAGGCCAGCCGTTCGCGCTGGCGTTCCACCGCGACACGGTGCGGAAGGGCGTCAAGACGAGCAAGCAGTTCCGGCTGGACGAAGCGGTGCGAAAGACCATCGCCTACGACGAGGCCGCACTTGCGGACCTTCGCGTGATCTATCCGCCGATGGTGGTGCCGCCGTACAAGCACGAGGACAGCACGCGGGGCGGGTACATCACGCTCCCCATGCGGATCATCACGCAGTCCACCCCCGCCCAGCGGTCGGTGCTGCGGGACAACCTGCCCAACATGGGCGAGTTCCTTGCGGGGCTGGAAGCGTTGGGCAACACGCCGATTCGGGTGAACAAGTGGATGCTCGGGGTGATCGACACGCTCATGGAAGAGGGTGGCGGCATCGCGGGCCTGCCGCGTGCTACGTCGCTGGACCTGCCGCCGAAGCCCGGCACGGACGACGAGGCCGTGCAGCGGGAATGGCGCAATGAGCGGGTGCGGATTCGCCGCGAGAACTTGAAGAACGAAAGCGAGTTCATCACGGCGTACAACGCCCGACAGGTCGCCCGCGAGTTCATGGAGGAACCGAGGCTTTACATGCCGCACCAAGCGGACTTCCGCAGCCGTGCGTATGCCAAGCCGCAATACCTCAACCACTACGGGAACGACTTGCAGCGGTCGCTGATTGAGTTCGCCGACCCGGTGGACGGTCCCGACGTGACGCGGCAGGTGGCGATCCAGGCTGCCACGATGTTCGGCCACGACAAGATTTCGTTCGAGGACCGCATCGAGTGGGTGAAAGAGAACATCCGCGAGATTGGCCGGTCGGCGTCGGACCCGAGGAACACGGGGTTCTGGCGGGAAGCCGAGAACCCATTGCAGTTCCTCGTGGCGTGTCGGGCACTGATGAAGAAGGACGCGGCGGTGCATTTGCCGGTCCAGCGTGACGCGACCGCCAGTGGGTTTCAGCACTTCGCGGCAATGATGCGGGACGAGGTTGCGGCGGAACACGTCAACCTCTACCCCACGGACAAGCCGAGCGCGTTGTACGCGACCCTGGCGGGGATCGTCCGGCGTGCGTTGGAGAAGGAGGACCAGACCCCGGCGCACACGCTGGCGATTGAGATTCTGACCAAGCACGGCAAGGCGGTGTGCAAGCAAACGGTGATGACGACGCCCTACGGCGTGACGGCATACGGGGCTGGCGAGCAGGTCCGTGCCCGCCTTGTGGAGTTGGGATTCACCGGCGATTTGGCCCGCGACGCCAAGCGGCTCATCGTCAAGCGGCTCATGGAGGGCGTGCGGACCATGTTCCCCCGCGTGTGTGAGGCGATGGACTGGATTCGCGGCGCGGCGGAACAGATTGCGAAGGCCAACCGCCCGGTGATTTGGCGTACGCCGGTGGGCTGGGTGACGGTGCAGCCGTACTCGGCGGACCCAACCGTGTGCGTGAACACCGAGTTCGGGCGTGTGTTAGTGGCCGCTAACACTCTCAACAAGGTACACGTCAAGCAGCAGGTGAACGGGGCGGCTCCCAACTTTGTGCATGGCATCGACACGGCGGTTCTCATGCGGACGGCGGTGGAGTGCCGCAACCGTGGGGTGGCTTTCTTGGGGGTTCACGACTCGTTTTGGAGCCACGCCGCGACCGCCGAACAGGTGGGCGACACGGCCATGCGGAAGTTTGCGGAAACCCACGCAAACCCCTTGCTGACAGACCTTTGGCTACAGTGGCGAGAACAGCACACAGACATCGTGTTTTCACCCCCGCCAGCGTGCGGCGAGTTTGACGTAAACGCTGTCATTGCCGCGAACTACGCCATGTGCTGAGGATGTTAGTGTAGACTAACACGATGGCTTTTGCTCGCGCTTTCGTTTTTTCGCCTCGGGGCATCCGTGGTCCGCGTCGGTAGCCGCTACCGCCCTGACCACGCGAAGCCACTTGGTACACGTCGCGTTCGGTGACGGCACCCATGTCGTCGAAAGGACCGATAACCACGGCGAACGGCTGGTTCCGTGGTCGGTCTACGTAGAGCGGTCGATAAATATACAGACCTGTCTACATATCGGCGTGCCGAACCTAGTCCCGCTCGCCAATCGAGTGCTGGACACGCGACCCGTGAGCATCGTCCGAGGGCTTCTGTACCTCTGGACGGGCGGCATCATCACCCAATCCAACTGCGTTACGAGTTGCCGCGACTACCTCGCGGCGTGCGGGCTGGACACGCCCGACTCGATTCTGTCGCCTGTCAATCTCTATGACCAACTCCGGCCCCTCGCAGACGGCGAAATCGTTTGGGATGAAGCGCATCCCGCTCACTATCGAGCAAGCCGAATCGCTCGTCGCGTGGCTCCGCGAGAAGTACCCCGACAAGCACCCGCAGAACCTCGATGAGTGCCGCGACCCCTGCAAACTGGCGTTCAAGGCCGGTCAGTTGCAACTCATCAACGACCTCGAAGTAATCGCAAGAGAACACAACCGCAAGCCATGAGTGCCATTGGAAGCATCGTTGACAACGCTTTCGGCGTGAGCGCGCCACGGGCGAACGTCGCCGATCCCGCACCGACCGCCGTGGACGACGCCGCAGCCGCCGCTGCCGAGCGTTCTACCGCCGTCCGCAGGGCTGCGCAGCGTGACCTTGCCTCGTACATCGTGCCCCTCAACAACGCCCCCGCCGAGGGCACCGGACTCTACATCCCCAAATGAGCATCGAAAAACTGTGGCAGACGGAGGATGGCCGATCCTCCAGCGTCCTCCAGCGCGCACGCTGGGCGGCGGCTCTCTCGCTCCCGTTCGTTTTGCCGCAAGAAGGGTTCCGCTCCGGCGACTCGCTCCACAATCCCAACGACTCGCTCGCCGCACGCGGCATCATCAACGTTGTCGGCAAACTCCGGTCCACAATCTTCACCGGCGACGGTTGGTTCGAGTTGGACGTGGACCCCGAATACAAGTTCGACGCCAAGCGCGAGGGCACATACCCCGCGATGATCCAGGCGTTGTACGTCGAATCGCTCAAGATTCGGGCGGCACTGGAAGCCAGTTCGCTCGACAAGAAGTACCGCACGTCGTCGGGTTTCTTTGCCCGCACTACTCAATCGCTGACGCAGTTGGTCGTGACGGGCAGCACGCTTGAGGGCATTGGCCTTCGCGGAAACGACGACTTCACCAAGCGGGTGTTCCGCCGCGACCAGTACCGCACGCGCCGCGATGGGTACGGCGACGTTCTGTTGCACGTCATCAAAGAGTGCGTCACTCAGGACGAACTCGCCCCCGAAGTTCTCGCCCAGATTGGCCCGCAGGACAAGGACAAGCCGCTCGACCTCTACACCGTTTACCGCCGTCAACGCGACGGCAAGTGGCAGTTGCAGCAGGAAATCGCTGGCGTCGTCGTCCACGAAGTCACGCACGACACCCCCCGCATCTTCCAGACCGATTTCAAGCGTGCGGGTAACGACGACTACGGGCGTGGCCTGTTGGAGTTGTACGCAGGCGATTTCACGTCCAACGACTTCTTTGCCGGTCGCATGAAGGATTGGGCCGAGGCCGCATCCAAGTTCAACTTCATCCTCGACCGTCTCAGCCAACTCACGCCCGAGGACTTGTCTGTTCCGTCCGGTCGCATCATCCCCAACGCTCGCGTTGAGGGTGGGCAGGCTCAGGACGTTGGCATCCTCAAGGTTGACAAGATCGCTGATTTCTCGGTCGTCTCGCAGGTGTGGGAACGCCTGCAAATGTCGCTTGCCAAGACGATGCTCTT